ATTTGTTTCAACAGGGCAAATTGCAAACGACTTATGGCAAATAGTTGAAGGAAATAGCGAAAACGTTTCAGAATGGGCTAAAAGGAAACTATTTGATTAATAGATTTATCGAACCCACCTAAAGCACTAAATATCATGCATTTATACCTCATTTCATCTATTTTAGAATGCTCATTTCAACCAAAACCAGACATTATTTATCAATGTGTTATAGATAGTTTTGGGGAAGAAAAATCCTTCAAATTAAATGAAAGCATGCCAACCTCGCAAGACTGGCATACCGAATTTAGTGTTTACCAGTTACGGTTACGAATACTCCCATACTACGACCAGTCCATCCCCTCCGCTTCCACCGGGATAAATCGCATCATACGATTGAGCGCCCGAACCGCCCGAACCATTAATCCCGTCGATCCCCGGACCCGTACCGCCCGGAGCGCCATAACCGCCACCGTCATAATGTGATGCACCGCCCGCGCCTGGCGTAGCACCCAGATTTGAATTCAGCATCTGCATGTTCCCGCCGGGTCCGCCGCGGGAGTTAAACGTATTCCCACCCGACCCAATGCCCGGCTGTCCGCCATAAGCAAGATTCTCGGAAGCCCCCGCACCACCGCCGCCCGTCGCCGAAATATCACCGAATGATGAAAGTCCACCAACGCCGGCAGGTGCACCGTCAAAATCACCCTCGCCGGGCGTGCCTGCGGCACCAACAATCACGCTTTCTGATTCCGGCACGTCGTCCAGTCTGCTACTTGCATACCCGCCGCCACCGCCACCAGCACCGAGATACCCACCACCACTCGCGGCATCGACAATACTTCCACCACCACCGCCACCAGCCCCGATAACATCAACAACGATGCTTCTGGTTCCTGGTGTTGGGGTGTACGTGTAGGAGCCTGCTGCTGTGAAGCGCTGAACATTCAACAGGCCGCCTTTCCCGCTGATCGCAATCCTTGCAGCCAGGCCGTCCACATCACCGTCATCCAGGACATCTTCCCCGGATGAATTTACGAGACTCTGCGCCAGCGCCGCCGCCATAAATGACGACTGCCGTAGCGCTTTATTGACCTGCGCAGATGACGCTTTACCGCTTACAAACCCATTATTCAGTGCGTCCAGTCCTTCCCACTCTGACTGTGTAAGCACGTTTGCATTGTCGCCGTTTGCGAATGCCTTGATATCATTTTTTGCCATTACAACACTCTCCCCCAGGATCCTTCGTCGAACCCGGCTATATAGTCATTGTCAAAATCGAACCCAAAAAACTTCGAACCCTCTGACGGCGTGATAATCTCGCCATCCACGCCAACCCCGGCAGCTTTAATTGTCAGATATCCCTGTCGAATGGCCGCCAGCAACTCAGTTGAAATTGCATTGATATCGTCCTCAGGGAATACCCATACGCTAATTGTCATGTCCTGGTTGTCGACAATCTGCATACTGATACCAGAACCCTCAAGCGCGGCATCTAAAATCCCCGGCAGCGTGTCGTTCTGACAATTCCAGTTATTAATCGCAATTTTGGCTTTCAGGATGACGCGATACGCATCGTCGCTGAGTTCCGTTCGCCCGGCTTCGGGGTCATATGGCCCCTGCCACACAGCCTGATCATATCCAAGCCCCTCGGTATCCCATGAAAAATAGATGCCGGTCAGCGGTTCAATAACGATCCGCGAACGCCCAATCCATAAGCCCAGGATATCCAGCTGTACGCCAACCCCCGTATCGATATCGAAATCTGATACCAATTTGCTCACGGCAATATCGGTATCAATCAGTGGTCGGGTGCTCAGGTCAATATGCTCGAAGTAAAGCGGCTTCGTGGCGTGGTAGTTGGTGATCAAGTTTGTGTACTTGCTCATGCGACCACCGCTATCCTGATGTTGTCTGCTGTGCATGTCGCCAGTTCATCGTACTGGATGTTAATGTTGGACTCAGACACCGAGTCGGCCCCTCTCCCGATCTGCAACTCCGTGATGTCGTAATACCGGGCATTGCCCCCACTCACCACGCCGAGATTTGCCGGAGAATAGACGCGGCTGTGAATGACACTGTTTCCAATCCCCAGCGCGTTAATGTAATCAGCAACCGCTTTGCGCATTTCATTTCCAACCTGAGTTGTGTAACCCGAGAATGGGTGAAGGGTTATCGAGACGAAGACAGGCACATAGTCTGGCCGGGAGAACGAGATATAGTGCGGATTACCGTACAAGTCCGGAACCTCTATCGTCGTTTTACCCCAGGTTGCGACACCCTGCCCCTTCTTCCCGCGCAGGGTCTGGGCAATATCAGTAACATCGCCACCTTCCACGATGACTGAAAGGGAGTGCTCTGGCAGTCCGTTACTGTCCGTGTAGCCGGTATCGTTCTCATACAGCTTGTGCCGTGTCACACCTGCAACATTAGCGATAGCACCATCTACCGCTTCGAACGGAGTAAGGGACGGAAGTGCAACGCTCTGGCTTTGTCGTATGCGTAGCTCTGCGTCGGTTTCTGCTGGTGTTCCCACGGCGGCCGGTGCCAGATTGTTTACTGATGTCCAACCGCGTGTTGGGGTATTAATACCGGTAACTGTCTCAGCCAGCGCCGCCACGGCACCACCACTGGCACAGGTTGCGGTCACTATGGCTGAACCGTCTACGCCGATGGTTACAGATGCGGGCAGGTTCCAGACAATGCTGTTTACATCCTTTACCGATCCGTTCGTTATCAGCGTCCCGGCTGCACCGGTAAGCACCAGGTCGACAACAGAATTGGTTTCACCTTTTCGCGCAATACCGTTTATTTTCACGTTGCTACTCAGTGCCGCACCATATGCCGTAGCCGGCGAAAAACTGTTGTAGATAGTGATCGCAGTGTTGTTGGCATCGTGAATTGCCAGCGCAACCAGCGCCACCATCTGACCGTCTTTGCTGTCCGAAGCCAGATAAGCGTCAGTGCCATAAATCTGCTGAAAATAGCTGGTGAGGGTATCGAGTATCGTCTGGTAGTCAGGCGCACTGATCCCCTCAGCGGTTACCGTTGCCGATAGGCCGAGTGTATCGAGGTTTAAGGGCATCACGCCTCCGATGTGACTGTCGTTGTTCCGTAGATAGTGTCGATTACAGCGGCAAACTGAACGCGCCGTGTCGTGGAGTTCACTGTGGTATTGAAAGAAAGGATGGACTTCACGCCCTGCGTTTCGAGGATCCGCTGACGGATTGCGAGGTTATAGGTTTCTGGTTTCTGCTTTCCAAGCACTGACTGGACCCACGGAGTTCCCTCGCTGGTATCAAGGAACCATTGCCCGTACCACAATTCGAATCGCGTTTTTACTGCCTGTGCCACGGCTTCTGGTGAGTTAATCAGCCAGGTATCATCGCCGCTACCGAAGGTGTAATCACCGTCAGCATCTTCACGCCGGTATCGCATATTTAGCCCCCCAGAGGTTTCGTTTTACTGCCGCCACTCTGTACACCGCCGTGATCATGTTTATCCACGATAGAGCCATCCACCAGTTGCAAGCGCCCATCAGGAAGTATCTTCAACCCGTTAAGATTGAAGCCCCCTGGCGCGGTGCCGTTTATCGCTCCGCTTGATGGGTTAAGGCTTAATTTGGTCTCGCCATCGTCACTACGCAGCTCCACGGCGCTGGTACTGATACCAGTAATTTTCTTTGCCTGAGACTGTGGCCCGACAATGCAGAACGCATCGGATAAATCATGCGTCTTGTCGTCGACGGGTTCCTGTACTCCGCCGTTCTGCCACCAGAAGTCGATGCAGCGATCGGCAAAAATCACCAGGCATTCATCACCGGCTTTTACGGGGAATGTGAGAGTACACCCACCGCCGCGCGGAAATACCACTGGCACGTCCATCAGCAGCGGGTAGTTCTTCGTGGTGCGCTTCCCGTCGTTGTCGGTTTCAACTGAACGGATCGCGGGTTGCACAACTGCTGTCGCCGCATCAGCATCGAATGACTGGATAATGCCAGGCATGGCAACGCGGATCTGGTTCTTTGTGGTTTCCCGCTCAGATTTGAATGTTTCGGCAAGGTCGCCGCTGCGCGTCTGGTCAGATACTGCCATTTGGTAGGCTCCAGAAAGCAAAAAACCCGCCGGGTGGCGGGTTCGTTCATTTAAATGATACTAAGCAGCTGATGATCTAACTAATCGCACACTCTCAGCAATATTTTCAGCCTCTGCAATTACAATTTCCGCATACTTTCCATCAATGGTTTTGTTTAGTTCATAATCAGCATCACAGCGATATTTATGATACATCTTCAATTTTACGCCTAGCTTGCGAACTTCCAGATCATTTGTAGAGGATATCAATTTTGAACATTCAGTCATGTATTGGGCAAGGCGCGAGTGAGTCCCGCCTTTAAAAGATCCATTAAGGGGATGTTGCCTTGGTACCTGACCACTAAGGCTTAAACAAGCATGGTACATGGCGTAATAACCACGACTAACCGCAGTCCTTACCCCAATCTCACCAGAGTCGTCAGAAATATTTTTCTTAGCAATTTTTATGAATTCACATATTTCAATTGACACATTAATCCCCTGGAGTAAATAGCACTATAGAATCGGCATCAAACAAGTTATTCTCAACTATTTTTGAGGCCAGTTCGTCATTTAATTTTACGATTAAATCTGCCGTAGCACCCGCTACATTATAATTAAATGAAAGCATTCCATCCGGGGATACATACTGCCCGCAATTTCTGGCTCTAACGCCATTACTTTCTAATATCAGCATTGCCAAAGCGGCCATACCAGACAATTTATCCCTTTCAGATATAGGAAGTTTTTCTAAAGTGTCGTATATCACCTCCGCACCCATATAATCACCTTTTTGTTTATCGCTTAGTTCAATATCACCCAAGTTCTTAAACAATTTTTTAACTCGCTTCATCTCTTCATGATCAGCCCAAAAAGAGGATGTGATAAAATCAAACATCATCAATGAGGGAAGAAGCATGTCGGCTCCACGCTTTAAAATTTTACGCTGTTTGGTGTACAGACATTTTTGTCCAAGAGCAACAGCATAATTTATCCAAATAGCTGACTCTGATGAGTTAATTGATAAGGCTCGTTCACATAATTCTGAACCTTTCTCAACATCCCCAAGAACAATCCATCCCATACCCTGAATGGTAAGAGATTCATCTTCTACGGGTATTTTTTTAGCATCACGAATGATGCTAAAAACTTCAAACTCACCCAAGAGATTTTCTCCCTGCTCAAGCGATGGGAATAATCTTTCGAATAACTGGTCTGTGATGAGTTTCGGTGAGGCTGATGACATGTTGAAAATCTCCCTTTCAAGAAATCCTAACTCACCACCTTAAGATCATCAACCTGGCAGGATATACACTGGTCACCCAGCGACTTTCTTGCACGGAAACGAACCAATAACCCGAGGCGCATCCATGCTTACCTGAAGCAGTTGTACGTTCAAAAATCGCTTCTCGCTGTTTGGCCTGTGAATGTACTGAAAGGCGTAGTTGTTGCCGTCGCGTGCGATAAAAACATCTAGTATCCTTTTGATTTGGCAACCCTAATGCCAGCCGCCCATCCATTAAAGTCAAAAACATTATGGGTCGGAAAGGGGTTGTCTGTGTTGAATGCGTACTGCGTCCCCATTACCCACGCTTGCTGACTAACAGTTTGATCACTGGATAGAGCTACCCACTCCTTCATTCCTTTGAAAATGTATGCTTTGCACGCATCGGTAACCCCCTTTCTATTCGCATATGCGTCCAAATCTTCACATTCCAGAAACGAATTACTTATCACCTTAAAATACTGTTCGCAGGTCAGAGCAAACCTTCGACCATTCATCGCACAGAAAGGGGCGGCTGATGAATAATGTTGCCACTGAGTTATATTCTGATTGGAGATCAGAGTGGCTGTCATCCTTTCGTACTTCCCCACATTTGCTATGGCCGAGATAGAAACGGAAAAAATCATTAGAAAAATTGCTAATCGCTTAGCCACTCGCTCCCCCTATATCCATCGCACTTGAGCTACGCAAATCAGCCGCTCCGCGCGCATTACACATCATATCCATATACCACGCCTGACCCCGTGTATCACCTGTGTACATAATGCCGATTACCTGATAAACGCCATCGGTCGCAATACTGGCCGGTTGTGCCGTAGTGCCACTGACTGTGATGTTGCCGTCTATGTTCTGGTCGGTTATGCGACCACCAGCCATAGCGATGGAATTATTCGACAGCGCTGTACGGAATACAGATCCCTGATCCAGCTGAATAAGTCCATTCAAACGGATATTCGGATTTATCAAAGAACGTACATTAACGCCATTCCCGATGGTCTGCTGTGGCATGCCGATCAACCCGGTAGCACTGTTAAGCGCAATGGCATCATGCATGTATTCATCTTTTCCCAGCATATGAAGCTGACCATCCACGAATTGCCAGGTCGCGCCACACTGCTCGGCCACATTATCCATCAGGTGTCGGGTCAGGCCAAACAGCACGCGACCACGAGGAAATACTGTCGGCGGAAACTCCGGAGTACGTCCAACGGTTGCACCCAGAGGAGCAAAATCTTTCATCAGCGCATGGAACACATCCGAAAGCGTGTACCCCGCCGCCAGTGTCTGTCTGCTCACGCTGGTAGCGAAAGCCAGATCGGTATCAGCCGCCTGAATCGTCACATAGGAATCTATCGGGCTGTCTTTCCCTGTGACCGAGTAGCGAATATCTCCGCTGAATATCATGCCGTAGTTGCGTCCGTCACTTTGCCCAACATCTGCGGCGTTAATTTCCCGGATCGCACCAACATCACTTTGTGAAACCTCCGGCGCGATGCCATCGTAACCGGCGATAACTCGAATATGCGTGAATTCCTCACCAATGATCCGGTTTGCTGTATCAGCCGACAGGTTGTAAATTTTGAACGTGCCTACTCTTGCGGCGCTGCTGATTTTGAACCAGTCGATAGTGAAGGTTACTTTAAAATCGCTGAGAACAACGCCCTTCCCGTTATTGTCGACGAGTTGAAGTTCGAAATGCCGCATCCAGTTTTGAGACATGATTACTCCGTTATTATCAGTAAATGACTACCCGTGCCGAGATCGTTTTTCGTGGGATAATCCTGCGAGCTGTCATCACAGGCCACCACCAACTGAAAGCCCAGCCTCAGGTATCCGTATTGCGCCAGTAAGTCTGCACCAGTGACCAGAGGCATCCCCAGAATTACGGGGTCGCTCCGGTCGTCCCGCAAATCCATAATCCAGTAAACATCCCGCCAGGTGATGCTTATCCGGTACGTGGTGCCCGCAATAATGATGCTGAATTGCTGGTTATCCGCTGTTAGCGGTATTTCCTGAATTGCCATTAGCCCAGCCCCAAGAAAGAGGAAGCTAAATCATGCGCCTTCTGTAAAAGCGATGAATTCAGCGGTTTCGTCGTTTTTGTGCCGGTATTGATGACGGCTGACGTGCTCACGCCATTTTTCATGTTGGCTTTATCTGCCACAGTAATTTGCTGTGTCCGGGAGATGATGACTTCACGTAGGGTGAGAATTGCGGAAAGAACGTTTTCGGTCGTTCTGTCCGTTGTCACCTCCAGCGCGCGGATCAGCATGTTGCTGTACAGCCGTTTGCCCGTGACTACATCGAAGGGAATACGGCTGGCCTGTAGGTTAAGGATTTCCTGATACGTTTCCTGTGAACTCAGTCCAAGCAACCCGGTAGCAGTCAAATTGCTGGCAAAATCCAGTAGCGCCCCGCCACCAGAGAAGCCAACCTCCATCACGACCTCAGACGGCTTTTTGTAGGCGTGATCAGCAACCGACGCGCCAATCTCAACGGGGTGCTCTGTGATTTCCAGCGTGTCGCTGTGCTTCTCGGAAACAACAATGCTCGGCACAATTACCCCGATCTTCCGACTCTGCTGCTGAAACAGCGTAGAGAGAATGTCCATCAGCCCACCTTTTTCTGATTTCCGCGCAGTACCTTGGCATTTGAAGAATCCTGCCGCTGCTCAACCTCATTCCCGACCGCACGGGCGTCACCTCCACCATAGATGTGATAGGTGTTCTGCTGGTTGACCTGCGATCCTCCTCCTGCGGCCTGATACGCCTGCGGACTGTTCCAGTTTGCATACCCCTCTTTTCGGGCCATCGACTGCATTAACGAGCCCATTGTGTTGGGGTTGCTCAGGTTCAATACCGCGTCAGGCGAAACGCCCATCCACTTTGCGACATCTTTCGCATACTTTTTGGGATCATTGTTATCGCCAGCCGGAGCCCATGTGCTGACAATATCCTGCACGGTCTGTAACGCTCGCCCGGTCGTTTTCCCATTGAAATAGCGCATCAGTTGCTTTTTCATGGCCTCCCAGCCCTGAAGAGCTGAATCAAAGACACGGAACCCTTTTCCACCTACAGGCCTAATGTTTCCGGGGTTGTTGTTCCGGTCAGCCAGCGTACCGCCGCCCGGGATGTCAGGCTGAGTATTACTGCCTTTCGTTATAACAGGACCGGATGAACCCCCCATCCAGGCAGGAAGAACGCTGTTTAGCTGATCGTTCGCGGTGAAGTACCAGTCCAGCAACGTTTTCCTTGTTTCCAGCGCACTTTGCGTGACAGCCGGTAGCGCGTCAGGCTTATTGTCTCCTTGCTGCCATAACTGCTTGCCGATTTTTGCAGCTTCTGCCCAGTTCCCGTCCTTGATGGCATTCAGCAGGTCGGCAATCATATTCAGCATTTTGCCGAACTCACCCATCTGCTCAATGAAGTTGTTGAAATCCCACTTCAGAGACCATGCTTTAGGGTCGATGCCGAGCAGCTTCGCCAGCGATTTTGCCAGGTCAGTAACTGTGTTTTTCAGGTCGCCGACAAACTTCACCGCCTTGTCGATCTCTGGCTTCCACTTCCCCCAGTTAATCAGGCTCTGCCCGCCTTCCGTGAAGGTTTTATAGTCTTCCCACAACAGCGCGATACCTGCCGCCAGCGCAGTGATCAGACCGATGGGTGACATCCAGAAGGTACTGTTCAGAATACGTAGTGCAATGGTCAGCGCCCCGAACAGGCCGATCAGTTCTTTGGTCTGTTTATCCAGCGACTTCCACCAGGTAAGAAGATCTGATGTTCCCTCAATCAACCGGAAGAACAGCCGTCCGATGATATCCGCCAGTGCCAGAATGCCTTTAATGGCTTTCGTCAGGACTTGCTCAATTTTGGGGAAGTTATCGAGGATGTGGCGGCGCAGCATGTCCAGTGAGCCCGCCAGACCACCAGCCAGATTTGAACCGATTTTGTCGCGGGCCGTGGTCGCCATTTCGGTGAAGGCGCCCAGCGAAGACATGAATTTATTGGAGCTGACAGCGGCCTTGTCTGCATCAAAACCAATAGCCTTCGTCATTGCAGAATATTGAGCAGTCAGCCCCCCTATCCCGCGGCGCATCGCCATTAGCGTGTTTTCATCGATACCCAACATCTGCGCGTACTGGTTTGCGCGCGGGTACGACATGCCGCTGAGCTTCTGGCCGACGCCGGTGAACACCGACGCCATATCCCGCATATTACCTCTGGCGTCACGGGTCTGAACACCCAGGCGGTTCAGGAAACCTTCCGCGCCGGGGTTGTTACGGACAAAGCGTGCCAGATTTTCCAGAGAGCCGCGCGCCGCGTCAGCGCTTCCGCCAGCCTGAGCGACAGCATAGCTGATCGACTTAATGCCCTGCACTGTCGCACCGGTACGCTGAGATGCCCAGTACAGCTTATCCATGCCTGAGGCTATTTTAGCGGTATAGGCCACCACAGAAAGCGCAGCGCCTTCGACCGCCAGGCCCGTTTTAACAGCATTGAGCGTGGTTGCGCGCAGCACCTCGTTAAACTTACGCGCCCCGGACTCATCCACACTGAAGCCAAGAGACACCAGAAACTCTTTAATCGTCTCAGCATTCATGCGTTTCTCTCCATTTGTCGATGCGTCGCTGATTGTCAGCCTTCACAGCCAGGTGGTCATTCATCAATGCGATATCGCACAGATCGACAGATCCGTCTTTCAGCGCATTGAAGTGAATTAACCCGGCATCAACCGGGTCGAGGAGGTAGGACAGCCCGTCAGGCAGGCTGTTGAAGGTCAGGCCTGAGGAAGGGTAGCCGTCTCGCTGGTAGGGAGTGCGGGCAAAAAATTTCCCAGGGAATCGGCGACCACCCGCGCCACCAGTTGCAGCATGGTGAAGAGGTCAATATCATCAAACGCAAGAGTTCCCTGGTTAAACACCGGCACCCAGCTGTTCATGTGATACCGCGACACAACAGCCAGGCAAGGGTGAATAATCGCGTTGGTGTCCTCATCACTGAGCCCGGACAGTTCTTCCGCAATACGCGGCAGCACCTTTTCAAGCACTGGCGCCAGCACATCGAACTGCGCGTTATCAACGTTTCCGTCAGCAGGCAATAAGGTGCGAATGCTCCCGAAGTCAGCCATCAGCCCGGCCAGCACCGGCAATAATTTGCGGGTAACCTTCAGCTGGTCAAACACGCTGAGTTTTGCCACGCGGTATTTCACGCCTTTGATTTCAAATTCCATCGATTAAAACTCCCCAAGCATCTGGTCAATCTTCCCGCTGTCAAACACCCAGGCCACTGTGCCGCCCTCTTTCGCGTTATTGAAATCCGGCTGCTTCTGGAAAGCACATGCCCTGGCGGTTGAGATATCCCCTGAGGCTGAGTTACGGATAACGATAACGTTGTTCCCCCAGGTGGCAGAGGACTGGCTCTGAGCGTTGTAAGCCAGCGAGAGCTTTTTATTTACCGGTGAAGTTTTAAGCAGCGTCACTGTGAGCGTACCCGACTTGCCAGCATGCAGGGAGTGCATCACCTCGCCATCGGCCCCCACCGTCATGGTGTTTTTGGATTCGGTCATGGTGACGGTGATCCCCTCTTCGGAGTTAGCAGAACCGTAACCCAGATCAATGACGCCTGTCGGCCCGGTCATCGATGCGCTGATATCGATAAAAGAATAAGTTGCCATTTTTGCTCCTTAGCGAACCACATCAACAAGAACATCGACGAAGTGCACAGCACCCGCCAGCTTTGCGGCCACCTGAATGACAGGGGCTTTACGCGCCTCACGGTCAGCCTGCGCCTGCGTACTCAGTGGATTGGCGTAAACGTAATAGCCTTTGGTCAGCGTATCGCCAGGCTCTACCTGACCAATCGCCCCACCCGACCACACACCAGGGGCCACCAGCCCGTTATTTGCAGCCTGATCCATCGACTGTTCCACGTTAGAGACCAGGCGAGTGATGCCCGATTCTGTCTGTGGAATTTTGGTTTTTGCGGTATACAGCAGGTTCCAGAGGTTGTTCTGGACGTAGTTCTGCAACCAGTCCAGACCATGGCGTTCATCGAAGAAGTCGCCGTTCGCCATCATACCTTCCTGAATGATGGCTGTGTCGTTAGCGTACTGAACAAATACGTTGCAGTTTTTCGCTTTAAGCGTGGCGGCCTGATTCGCGGTGAGCACCTCGGCAGAGATACCCGGTTCCTGCTGGAATTTCAGCGTGATGGTTGTGTTATTGCCGAGGAAATTAACCGTAAACGCGCGCCCGAACGCCGACGCCGCGGCATAGTCGACTCTGCTGTACTGGATAAATGTGCGCCCATAGCCAGCTAACTTAAGCTTACTGGCGATGTCATCAACATTGCTCGGATCCAGAACATCGGTCGATTTGGTACTGACGCCATAAACGCGGGAGTCGCTCGCAGCCCCAATCAGTGCCGATACATCCAGATGGTCCTGGTCGGTCATCTCCGGATCGGCAATAACCAGTCCGTACCAGTCCGCAGAATAATTCAGCGCGTCATTCACCGAGGGCAACGGCGATTCTGAAGCCGCATACCCCTGTACAACTTTTGGATTGTGCGCACTATCAATACCGAGCAAGGGCGCAAGGTCCGTACCGGTTCCGGCTGCCATTGGGATCCCCACTGATGAGGATGCGCCAGCAGTCGTGGATGTGATGGTGAATACGCTGGTCGCAGCATTCCAGGTAACGTTTGTACCCGTCAGGTTGCTTTGTACTTCGCTTGCCACATCATCCAGCGACGTGACGTCAGACAAATCAATGGACGTTACGGTTTTCACCACGCCATCAATCGCAATTTTCAGCGCGCCGTCATCGATTGATGAGAAATTTGTCAACATCTGTTCAGTCGATGTCAGAATGGCGCCGATTATCTGACCCGCTGTCGCCGGGATATTCTGACGATCCATTCTCCCGATATAGAGGTTGAGCGGCTGGGGAGACTGCTGAAAATACAGGCTGGCGGCCTTATACTCTTCAGCAGCCATCCCGTAATCAACGCCCACGCTCTCGATGTCGTTATACTCTCGCATGATCTCCGGGGCCAGCAGCACACCGGAAGGGCCGAGAACTAATAACGCCCCAAAGTCGCGCCCCTGCGCAGCCCTGAGCGCGAGCGAAACCTGCACGCGCACAACGCGTGATAAAGATAAGCCTTCAGACATGGATTAATCTCCGAAAAATTGTACGGGTGCGGAAAGAAGTGATTTGATGCCGTACTCGCGTACGGTTTTGCGGCGAAGGCGCACAGTCACGTCGTATCTGCGCTGCCACTGATTATTGATAAGCTCCGGTGCCGGGATAATATCCGCGCTGCTCGCCAGACTTAACCCTGTCCTGTTAAGCTCTGCGTTGTTTTGGGGAAGAAAGATCCCGTCCCGGAAAACCGTTGCATAGCCGGAGCCTGACGGACCGTAAAAGCAGCAGATGACATACAGCGATTCCTGTTGCCAGTGGGCGCTCTTATCGTCATCAACAGCCACCTCAGCCGGGTACATATCCATCAGCAGGCGGGTAATGCCAAACGCGCACCAGTCAGAGCCCTCAACGGGAATAGAAGACTGAACCGGTGTCCATCTTGGGCGCACCATGCCTTCTGGTAATCCCGATACACCCCGGATCCATCGGCTGATTTCCCTTTCAAGCTGTTCATCATAATCAGGCGGTGGGCTGACCGGCGACAGATACCCTGCCTGCGTTGAATCATTCAATCGGCGTCCCTCCGTCAAAATTGAGCAGCTCGCAGTGCGCCTGGATAAATCCGGCACCATATGCGGTGTAAGGGTCGACAAACGTCACGCGATATTCCCGGCCCTGGTAAATCACAATGTCTGCATCAAACCCTGGCTGACCCTGCGTCAGACGAAACGTGGTAGCAATGAAGATCGCCCCCGTAATGTTTTGCCCGGCGGCCATTCGCCTGGCCTCAAGCGAACGGTCGACGGTCACGACACCAGAGAACGGGGAAATCTGTTCAGTATTCGTGGTAAACCCGTCGCAGTCTGTCGCCTGCCAGTTGCGCTTACATACCAGCGAGGTATCGCAAAAATCAGGGTCAAACAGGATGTCTGTCACATCGAGAAGAGGCATTATTTTTTCCTCACGATATAGTTGATTGACCGCAGGAGGTAGCCATGGGCATAAAGTGGCTTGTCGCCGGGGATGCCTTTCTCGCGCCTGTCCTCAAGAGTCGCCTCAGAAAGAGGATGCAGACGGTCGCCTGAACCGATCACCGCCTTTGATGCATCGCGCGCAATCTGACCAGCGCTCTCTAACTCACGCACTGCCGAAGATGACTGCCCGTCCAGCGTGGCAATTGCCGCGGCTTTCAGGTGGTCCATGGTGCGTGGTTTTGAGTCCTCGATCCCCATATCCAGAAAGGGTCGGGGCGGTAGCGTGACAACTTCACCGTCAATTTCCACCGTCCCGCCTGTAGAGTGGATATAACCCAACTCAGCGTTATTTATCGGCGAGTCATCACGACTGGCTTTATCTGCCGGGATGCCCACCAGCACATCCATACCGGATAGCTGACGCAGCGATTCCAGGACTGACAACGAATTGTCCGTTTTTACCGTGAGTCCGCTTTTCACAGAAGTTGCCTCCCACCGGCACCTGACATTGACCACCACCAGTAAAACTCACGCCCGTAAGCCGTGCTGTTCCAGAAACCCGCATCAGGATCGACAATCCCCGACACGTCATAGCCTGCGCTGACCTTATCAACCGACTTTGATGTAAGCACCCCACCGCCGGACGTATTCACGCCACCAGCAGCGGCTGAGGCCATAACACGCCCTCGCAACTCGGTGTAATGCGCTGTGAATAACTCTGCGAGATAGACAAACTGACAGCCGAAAACATCCTGATTAAGCAGGCAATCAGCCTGCCCAAGGTAAAAATTTACGGATGCATCGGGGTAGCGGGTTGTACTGGAGAACTCTGGAAAGTCGGTGCGGAATTGTTCGTTAGTTGGAAGTCTGCTGTTTTTTGGCATTTTTGACACCTTCGCCATCGTCGGTCTTATCCGAGCTCTCAGTGGTTTTAACGCCAGGCTTCGCGGTATCCAGTTGTGCTTTCAGGTTGGTTATCTCACCCCCCTGATCGGCGATGGTTTTTTCATGCTCCACCAGTCGCGCTTTCAGGCTGTTATTCTCCTTAGCCATCATAACGAGGCTGGCGGCAAGGTCTTCTGCCTGTTTCTCCTGCTCCAGTTCCACCTCATCCAGCGGGCGGGCGTATACCTTAAAGGCCCAGTGCTTTTTCACTTCGGTCGGGAAAGCTGAACCGTCATGGATCCCCTGCGCCAGTGCAAACTTAGTACCATCCGCAAGGCTGAGTGTTGCGCCACCAGAAACGATGTATTTCATGTTAATACTCCATAAAAAAGGCGGGTTACCCCGCCGGTTTCAGATTAAGACGCAGGAACGTCCAGATAAGAGATCGTATTGGAATACGGAGCTTCCACCTGACCAAGTTTGCCGTAATACACCGTCAGTTGTTGCATACCACGGTACTCCAGCGGGGTGCTCAGCAGCGGCACCATCGGGAAGCGAATGTATTTCTCGTCCTGGGTGTAAGCAACGATACGATGCGCACCACCGGCTCCACGCTTTGACGCCCATTTCATGGAAACAATATCCAGCGGCTCGCCGTTCTCCTGATACGCGATACTGTTGATCTTCACGTATTCCAGCACCGAGATATTCCCGGCAGAAGAGACTTTCTTGATGGTGAGCAGACCGAATAACTCCGGTGCAAGACCAATTTTCGCAGGACATACCGCATAACCTGAACGCATCCAGACGTCAGTCAGCACCATGTTAATATCGGCAAGAATTACGTCAGGATCCGTTGTTGCAGTCCATGCAGCCGCAGCGGCCAGCGGGAAAACATCCGGCAAGTTCAGCATGCCCGGAACACCCAGAACATCGTCACCGATATACACCTGCTCATCGGTATCCATGTTCCACTTGAGTTTCATCGCTTCATACTTCTGGGTGTCGATTGGACGCCCAAGTTGTTGCGCTGATGCCAGCTCAAGCACAGTCCATGACACTTCAGATGCCCATGGGGTCAGGTTGTTACGGGTTGGCTGAATATCCAGTTCCGGTCCCGGAATCGCCGTGCCCTTTTTACCCATCCAGTTTTTACCTGTTGGGTTCGGTCCACCGACATGGACAAAATCGGTATTGGTGAAGGATGACACTTCATCTGCGATAGACACATCACTACGCAATGCCATGTCACGGGTCCATTTAACGGATACCAGCGGCGCGTTCAGCGTCTGGTCCATCTTCTCCAGCTCACCGACCACAAATGCGCCGGTAGAGTCGATGGTCGCTCTGTCAACAGTAAACATTCAATGTTCCTCAGATGTTATATGCAATTTCGATACGGCCATCGGCATCACCCGGCCCCATCACCTCTGCATTCGTCAGCTGAGGTGTGTTTGTCGCGGTGCCGTCAGGTGTGGTAACAAAGCTGCCCACCGGGCTTGCTTCGGTACCACCCGTTACGCGGATATATACCGGATCGCCCTTCTTCACGGTGGATGCATCGCCGGAAGTGGAGACAACGCAGATATAGCCGCGCTTGAGGTTGTCGGCGATCTGGTTTGCCGTTACGCCGAGATAAGCCAGATCAGCTACCGAAGTGATGGGGTACGGGCGAACCAGAATCCCCCTAACTAAATCGACGGTATCGCCGTCTTCCAGTGGGACGAATTTATTGTCCACGTACTTACCCGCCAGACCGTAGCCTGCGAATGGTTTCGTATTATCCAGTGCCTCCGGTTCAATGGTGAGGTCACGCGGACGTGTCACAGCCCCGGCGATGCCCAGAGGCATCCGGTTTAAATAAGCAGAACCTGCCATGTGAGTTACCTTATTTGCGTTTGGACCAGAAATCGGCGTTGATCTTGTTCAGTTCAGCCGGTGAAAGGTTTTTGGTGTTGGTCGCACTGTCAGTGGTGCGGATGAGATTGTTAAGCGGTGTGATCTGATTTTTCGCCTTGTTCAGCGCCACCGCCGCTGTAAATACGGCGTCTACCGTCGATTTTGGCGCTTTAGCGAAATCACTCACGCCGAATGTTTTCAGGCTGTCACCGGTGCGCATTGCGTGACCCAGAACCTGACGCTTAAGACCTTTATCGCCGTCGGGCTGGAAACCGGGACAGATAATTTCCGCATCGGCAATCAGGTTGCGCTTAAAGGCCGCATCCCCTGTTACCTTCTTGTCTTCCTCTGCATCTTCATCACCTGTCTGAGTTTTATCCGGGTCAGGGTCAGCATCACCGGTTTTACCTTCCAGCTTGTCGAGGCGGGCGACAATGGCATCTGCCCACGCAGGAACGCCAGCATCACCCGTCTTTTCCTTCTTATCCGGATCGCCGTCAGGCTGGTCGTCTGTCGTGGTGCGATTCTCGGCAGGCTGAGCAGTAGCCTGTGACGGCATGTTGATATTGATTGTCGAGCCGGGGATTGAGCCCATGCCATCAGATGGCAATTCCGGCGCTTCGTCGATGAGTCTTGCAAGCGCAGCCTCATCTTTGGTCTTAATGGCCTTAGCCAAGTTTTTAAACCATGACATTATTGGCTTTTCCTTTCTGTTTATGGATGGGATAGAGTCACCGATTGCACAACGGGATCCCGCCCGGCCTTTATCAACAATGGCCAGGTGATTCCCGGTGATTTGGTATTGTTTTGCCTTGCCCGGTGAAACGGGTTTGTACTCAGCGTTATAGCCGCAACTGACTTCGGTTTTTCCGGACATTACTGCGTCTATCGCCTCCTGACGCTTTACCAGCACATCAGCAATCATCAGATCTGATTTATCGCCCGTACCGCGGCGAACGTTCTGGATGTGTCCTTGCGAGAGCTCGGCATAGTTCTCCGGGTTAACGAAAAGGATATCGCCGCCCTCGTCCTCCGGGTGGTCCAGCGTAACGGCCATGCCTTCGAAACTCGCCAGCGTCTCCGGCGAGAAAACTTCATCCTCACCGCGCAGGACAGTAACGACGCCCTGGTAGTCCGGTGTCAGATCGTCCTGGTTAAGTTCTTCGGCAAGATATTGCTGTGTTCCGGTGCGGGCTATCGGCACGTCCTTGCAAAGCAAGGAGCCATCCGCCATCTGATAGCGAGTCTCGCCCAGGCGGGTAGTAAAGAAATATTTCATGGGTTACCTGCTGAATTGCGGGCAATAAAATGACCGCTCAGTGGCGGCCGTTATTTTCTTGAGGGTGGGATGTGAACGTCCATCCAGCACTCGCAGTTAGGAAGGCACCCAGCGTGGCCAGTCATGCCGTCGAGCGTAGGCGGGTTACCCCAGCGCACGAAAACGTCTTTCATCTTGCGATGAGATGGTCGTGTGCCTGCGCCATGAATGCGCCACCAATAACCTTCAGAGCCAACCGACAACGCGCGGGCCTGCGCCAGTGCGCCAGTGGCGCGGCCAATCTCCGTCCGGGCAATCAGTTGCGCCCTACTGGCCGCCACGCCGCCGGTCTGCATTATCATTTCGTAGAGTTGATCAGGTCGTTCGCCGCCGATAACTGCCTGCATCGCCTGTCGCTGAATGTCCATGACGCGATCAGCTGACTCCAGAGGGAGGGACTTCATTAGCTGAATTTGTCGGTAAACGATATCCTGCGCCACCTGACCGACGGGAGTGTTGCCCACCACATCGCGCAGGCCAGCGCCAATATCTTCAGAGACCGATTTCCACCGATCCCACTCTTCCCGCTCCACCTGGGCAAACATTTTGGTCGCGACCATTTCGGTCCACGGCGTCAAAATCTCTGCATAGTCCAGCAGCACTTTAGAAACGTTGTCAGCGCTACTCTGTGAACCATCGTATGTACCACTTACGATTTCCCCTATCTGGTTTGCTATCGCCAACAGGCTTTTTCGATACTGGATCTCCGAGCGGCGGCGCTGGGATGGCCTCAGGTTCATCCTCCTCCCACTCTTTCTTCGCATCTTCAATATCCTTGTCAGTGATAGAACCGCCAATGCCAATGACTTCCGCCATATTGCGCAGATCTGTTAATGCGGCGGCTGGCGGCATCCCAAGTTCACGAACAGCTGTCGCCAGTGCCGTAGTTGTATTGTTCGCCATCGTTGCGCGGTCGGTGTCTGACATTTCCCAGAGCTTGTTAAATTCAAAGGTGAAATCTTCCGGCAGCGGCTGCCCGAAAAGAGAGCGCCAGGCGATATCCATCAGCCAGCGAATATGACGACGCAGGCGGCGTTCCTGTAACGAGTTAACGCGGCTGTAGTAGTTCTCCAGATCACCATCACCGGTATTGAATCCGGCTGGTGACTGACCAAACAGACGCACAAGAGGAATACCCGTCGCGCCAGAGACCTGTTCTGCAAACCGCAGGATCACGTCAGCAATGCCCGCAAAGGAATAGCTGTGGGTTTCAAATTTGTCGTTCCCGTCCATGATGGTCATCCCCTCAATAGTCTGATACTCACGGATCATGTCCATGTGCTTCATGAGAGCTTTTTCCATATCACCGCCGGTAGCGAGAATTTTACGCAGACCATCGATACTGTAGGTTCGAAGATGCGCTTTATGGATCAGCTGAGTGGTGCCAACGGTTGCCGTATCGAACGCCTCAATACGCTCGAAAATCCGCTCAACAACAGACATTCCCCAACCGTTTTCCGTCTGAGCCTGCTGAAACGGCAACGTGTCCCCCTCCATTCGGATTAGGCGAGAATGGTGGATCTTCCAGGGAGGAATGCCCTTCTGATTGGTGATGACCTTGTAATATTTCGGCTTGCCAAACTCAGGCCCGTAGTCGGTAACCAGATCGTAATAGCTCGGATTGACCATCCAGCGGTCAAGGCTCATAACGCCTTTAAACTGACCTTCTTTGATGCGATCTAACTTGAGAGGCGTGGACATATCCTGCCCATCAATGAGAACCACCAGCAGCGCGCCACCGTACAGACGCGACCACTTCAGGTTGTCATTCAGTCCGTCCCAGATGGCGAGGTCATCCCAGAAGGTGTCTACCTTGCCCTTTTCTCCCGGCTCCAGCTTTGACGTGATTGATACGCCTTTACGGGTCATGTCATCAGCCATAGCATCCACACCCGCGCCAACCAGAAACGATGAGCGGTAGGCGAATTCCAGCATCGTACGATTGCGAGAAATGTAACCCGGTAGATAAGTGCCGCCGCTCTGGATATTTTGGGTATTGCTGCCTAATTTGGCTTTGAAATTGTTATACCCGTCAGCGGTCGCAACGGGCTGTTGTGCGCCGTTTTGGCGTTTCTTTCGGGACATATGGCCTCGGGGATAAATTGATGAAAAACGGCCCGATTTAACATAATGGTCGTTACACGCCCCAGCGCAATAGCACTCATCACGCAGATACCGTGAAGCCTATGTTTTCATCAGGAAAGTGGTCAAAAATGGCTGAATAAAACCTGCATAAAACAGGCCGAAAAGTGCATGACGTTTTTTCGGCCTTAGATGGCTATTTCTGCTGGTTTGTTGCCGATGCTACAGTGACGCCCATACATCCATTGCCGACTCTGTAGGCGCAAAGGCCATGATGAAAGCATCAGCCACGTTAGGGGATGGAACATCGCGCTTTGCCAGGTCTTTCTTACTCTCGACCATTACACGCCCGTTGCGGTCAAAATCACGATGCGGTGTCGTCAGTTCGAGTTTCAGTTTTTCCAACAACGGGCAGGACGAATCAATGCTGATCAAATCGTCGACGCTAAATCTCTCCCCCGGCACACCTGCTTTCGCGGCATTCACTGCGTTAAACGTATTGCGGAATCTGTCTGCCACCAGCCACCACGCCTGCGCTTTCAGATTTGCGAAGAAATCCTTGTTGAGAATGTCGTTATATTCATCCTCAGGGTCATTCACTCCGGCTCCGGCGTTAAAACGCTGATACCTTATTTTTCTGGCATCCAGATTTTCACGTCGGCGGTCTTCATTAATTTCTGAGAATTTCGCACCAGCAGAGGCACCAACCCCTATCGAGTCATAGACAATATCCGCGCCGCGTGCCAGAGCGACGTTATATGTGCGCTGACAACTGACAAGGAGCTGATCCTCTTTAGCCTTCCACTCATCCGCCCAGTAAACAACGGAGCCATAGCGATAAACATTGGCGCATTTGTCTGCTCCGCTGTCGGCAACATCGAATCCAACCCGCTTGCGGCCGCCGGGTTCAAACCCAAGCACCTTAT